TTCAGCCGCAGTTCTAGTCTTTCCCCATCCACGCCCTGCTAACGCCAGCCAAGTATTCCAACTCTTATCCTCATTAGGAATCTGTTCGACTCTCGCCAATTGTTTGGTCCATCGAACTCTCCTTGCGACCATCCAAGATAGCGGCGAGTTTGGCGACTTCTGCATCGATGCTTGTTGGGTCATAGTGCGTTACCTCTACCTGCTGTTTAGTTGGAGCATCCAACCCCATTAACTTTGCTCGCCTGTCCATAATTCTTAAAACTGCCTCAACGGATCTCACTTCTCCCCTAAGAGCCGCTGTCCAAACTCCCTGCATCAATCGGTCTAACCTCGCGACTTCTGCCTCTCTGACCGCCTCCGCTGGTTCCTGTAAAGTTCTGATTAAGGCTCTTTTATATGCGTTATAGCAACTACCTGCGGAACTATATCCGACAGACCGAGCAATCACTTCAAAGGTCACACCTGCCAAGCGCATCTCTAAGACTTTGCGTTCCTTTTCGAACACTTTGGGGTCATTTTTGATAGGCATATGTTTTATCTTATTGCATCAAATATGGCTTTAAACGCCTGCAATTGGGCTATTGATTTTAGGGTTAGTTGATTTTGGCAAATTAGATTTCACAATATGCTTGCCCCATTTCTTTTGCAGAATCTCCATTTGTTTTGATTCTTCCGCATAGACCCTATAACTTCCGCATCCTCCCGCATCTGTTAAATGTCCTGCCTTATACCAATAACGGTTTAGTCGGAGAACCTTATGGGCGTGCCTGAGGTGTTGAAGGTAAATATCGTAATCCTCTTTTAATCCAAGTCTGGCATCGTATTGAATCCCTTTAACCTTTTGTTGCACACAGAATGTGCCGAGAACTGGGCTAGAAAAACTTATAGGCGTATATTCTCTATAAAATCTTGGGTCGTAAGAAACATTAACTCCCCACATCGTAGCCCCTGCCTCTTCGCAAAGGTTCTGGGCTATCTGGACAAACTCTTCAAATTGTTCTTGGTCATAAACCTTAAAATTACCTTCATTTGTGGCTGACCCGAAATAGCCGAATTGTTCAACATCATCGTCTACCATCATCACCCAATCGCCATCCTCGACCTGATCCAGAATGTATTGTCTGACCTTAGCCATATTTCCCCTAGTTGAATCAGGCAGCACAAGAATATTATCCCCGTTATATTTTCTATATTCCTCGACCTCAAACTCGTGCACCGCCAAAGTTACATCTGGCAACCACTCTCTGACCTTAACATCATTGGCTCTTTTATAGGTTGGGCTAACTCTAAGCATCTTTTATTCCTCGATGTTATTTAGGCGGTTTAATACTTCTCGCCCATTAATAACTCTTCCTATACCCATCCGAGAGAATCCTTTTCGGCTATCCCAAGCCTTTACGGTGGTTAGACCAAAAGTGGTTATTGCCGCCTGCCAATCTAGGCTGTTATCAAATTGCAGGACAACATAGTTGTTTTCTTCCCTGAGGGCTAAACTAAACTCAACTTCTGGGCGTTCCTCAGCGGGTTCTGGATTGATAGCGTTTTCTAGTTCTTGAATATCTTGCTCCGAATAGCCTGTGCCATCAAAATCATCTAGCAGACTTAATAACTCGGTTAATAACTGTTCATTGTATTCACCGAGATCCGCGGTTCTATTATCCGCTAAAACAATCTTTAACGCTTGCTGTTCATCGCAATCTATGACCACAGCATCAATTTCATCCCACCCTAAAACTTGGGCGGCTCGGAGAAGATGGTTACCCGCTAAAACATAGTTAGTTGTTTTCTGGACAACTATTGGGCGGTATTGACCATTAACCTTTAATGACTCAACTAGGACAGAAACATTGCCTCGCCTAGCGTTTTTAGGGTATTCCTTTAAATCGGCTACTTTAAGTTTTTGGACATCCATCATTAGATCCTTCCTAGATGTCCTTATTATAGCAGGTTTAGGAGCAGAGCATATTGGTTGTGGTGCAGGCTCCGACTGCTTGTGCAATCATCCAAATAATCCAACCTATAACAGCCCAGATTGCGATAGCCTCTAATCTTTGTTTCATTTCTGACCTTCCTCATCTTCATTAAGAATCAAACTATGTGCCTCGCCAAATTTCACACAATTGCAATTATGTTTTTTACAAGGGCAAGCCTTATACGAGGTGTAAGCCTCAAACTTCTCTTGTGCCTCCGCCTGACTGTTAGCCTTAATTTCGAGGATATCCCCCGTAAGTATTTGATAAATTTTCTTAGCCATTTTGCCCTTCCTGTTGTTGATCTTCATTTCTAAAAATAATAATTGCCGATGGAAAAGGTGCTGAATCTCCTGCCTTGCCATCTCTCTCAAACTTTAACCGCCCTCTAATAAATCTAATCTCTGGGGCTTTTGCCGCGTAATCGTGCCACCAACCAGTATCAGTTCTTGCTGGAACTAAACAAACCACAGTTGCCCCCCCCTCCCGCCAAGATCCGTATGCTTTCGCCATCCACTCTTTAATGGTTCTCCCATAAGGTGGGTTGCACCAAACAACACCTTCCCATTTTTGTTTTAACCCATCGACCTCAACATCAAAATAATTTTCTACTTTAAAATTGCGTTCATTAGCGCAAGCATCGAGAGTGAATCCAAATTCAGCATTTAGATCATTGAATAACTTTTGCGGAGTTCCCCAATCATCCGCGTTGCTTGTATACCAAGAATTATTTATCTGACCCATTTTTTCCTTTACCATCCAATAAAGATGTCTGGGTGATAAGCCTGACCATCTTCCAAAACAATCTTTACACCCTGATTAATAGCCTTGTAAGCGTAGGTTTTTCCTGACCTGACCGCTAACTCATCCGACTTGTGTTTGCTTATGATCTTGACATCATTACTTAGGATGCTGTAAGCAATTACATAAGCCTTGTAAGTTTTTGATTCTGGGATTTCCACACTTCTCAACTTATCGACCTGAATTAACATTAATTGCTGCCATCCTTTGCTTTCTGCAAAATCTTTGCCAGATGTTCCGCGGCTGATTTGTTTAAAGCCGCGATATCTTCATCTGTAAACTCCGAGTCGCACCATTCGCAATCTTCAAGGTTATTTATTTTTGCATCGCAATTAATAAAATCTCCCATCTCATCAAAGTAACGGAGATCTTCTAGCATATCTTTCCATGCGCCTGCCTTATCTCCGACTTCATAAGAATAGACTTGCTCGTGCACTTGCCCATCAAAAGTGCGGGCATAAGGTGCTTCAAGTCTTAAATCATCTGCATCGTGGATCTTTGCACCTAATCTTTGTGCTAACTGTTCGCATCTTTGTTTACTCATTTTCACGATTCCTTCCCGAATCTCTTTATGTAGTTAGATTACGACTAGACACGCCAAAACACCAGTTCAAACACCCTATTTTTATAACAAATTTATAACGAAAAAAGTAACCAAAAGTAAGGAAGTAACAGATAGTAACCATAAGTAAAACCCCTAAAAACGCTGTTAAACGCCCTTAGGAGTCTTAAACCTATGTAACCCTTATAGTTCCATTAAAAAGGCGTAGAATCCCCGCCAAAGCCCGCTGGCTGACTACTCGCCCAAATATCAGACTTAGGGGAATCATTGACCGCGAAACCCTGCTCGCTGTTAGGAACATTCCTGCGGATTACTTCCGCAACAGTTTCCGCATAAACCTTAAGGCTAGATTGCTCTTTACCTTCCTTATCCACCCATTTAGACGATTCCAGATTGCCAGTAACCACCAATCTTTGACCCTTCTTAATACTTGAATAATCCCCAAAAATTGACACACTCAACCAAGTTGTATCTCCATCAATATAGGTTCCATCAGGTTGCTTGTATCTTCTTGTGCAAGCCAAACTAAACACGGTCAGCATCTTATCTGGCAGACTTTTAACCTCTGCATCTTTGCCAACAAATCCAACTGCCTCAATTTTTAACGCCATCTTGCGCTCCTTCTTTCATTTCATTTTCTTGTATTTTTTGATTTTCTTTTATTTCTTTACATACCGCAGAAAGCCAACCCGTGATTTCCTGCAATTCTAAAGGCTCCATAATTGAATTGTCGGATGCATCAAACACCTCAAACAAAACTTCATTAGTTTTAGGATCATAATTAATGGCATACCTCCAACCAAAAGTTGTATTTGCCTCATAAGCAACAATTGTTCTACCTAATTCTGTTTGCAATTCCCGCCCTGCTCTTTCTCGTAGTTTTTCTTTTCATCGCTGTTCTCTCTCTTTCCGTAGTTCCACCCCAAACTCCGATTAAAGAATCATCCTTTAAAGCAACCAAAAGGCACTGAGCAATAAGAGGACAATTCTTGCATATATTTTTGGCTAATTCAACATCTTTAACTTCAAAAAATATTTCTGGATCAACCCACTTCTCTTGGCACTTAGCACCAACCCAAAAATTATTGTCTGCAATATCACTAAGCAAGAGGGTTGACCTCAATCCAAGTTTGATTTTCTTCCCCATATTTTTTAGAGGCAACTAACTCGACCACCTGAGAATCATCCATCCAAACATTATTGGCGTTAGTTATCGCATCTAAGCAAAATCTGACCTGCTTATCAATATCGGGTTTAACAGTATGCCAAATCCTTTTAGCAGCCGATTTGGGTTTAACTGAGATAAACACCAATTCA